GGGACTCTACAATCGTGGAAGCATAGACGTTTGCTGGAGCTACGCGAGTCGTCGCCGGGGGAGCCGCCCCGATATTGTAAGTGTTGTCCGCGCTCACCAGAAGATTGGCGCTCAATGTCTGATCGGCGCTAAACGTGTTGGATATATTCGTTCCGGCTATCACATAGCTGGCATCCTGAGGGGTCAAGGTTCGCGTAGTAGCCGTGGTGAACCCGCTTAAGTCGTACGCCAGTAGCTTGGTCGCGTCCGATGCATTCTTCATGATCGGGTTAGCGTCCGAGAACGGCGGGGTAGATCCGCCTGCCGTGCAAGCATTCCAGCCTAGAACGTAGGCCGAAGTCCAACCAATACAGGTTCCCGTAGTCCCATCTGTCCCCGGAAGTTCCCAGTAGAAGAAAGTCTTGAGCGCCGCGCTATTCCCTGTATATGTGCAGCCAGCCCCGTTAAAGGTGATAGTTACAGACGTGCCAGAAACCGCGCTTACCGGGTGCGTGGCATTCATCCCAGAGCAACCAGGCCCGAGTGCTCCTGAGAGAGTTACTGTCCCACCAACAACCACTGTAGGCGGAGCATCCGTAGCCAGCGTCAGCACCATAGGGCTCGCAGCTGTTGCCGAACTGACCACAATATCCGTTACTGTGGCGGGGGCACGAAAGCCTACATACCGGCCTGTGGTGTCCATCCAATTGAGCGGATTTTGGTAGCTATTGTCTGCGGCAGGCAGTACCCGCACGGGTCCAGCCAGAGGCGTTCCACCCTGTCCATAAGCCGCAAGTGCCACTAAAAATAAAATAAAACATCGCATTATTCCAACCTCCCAGGAATCAATCCCGTTAACCACCAATTACCATCCGAGCGGCAAACAAACTGCTGTACGTTGACCATATTCGGCTGGCTATCAATATCGTTTACCGTCACCAGCTTAAACTCCGGTGGTCCAGGATCATATGTTATCTGCCATCCCCCGGTAGAGTCCTCCGTGATAAACAGAGTCAGAATATCCCCCTCATTTGGCGACAGAATCGGACTGGTTATGAGCGTATCCGAGGTTAATGAAATCTCGTCTACGTAAGACGCCGAAGAACCCCCGCTACCGCCCCCATTAATGGCCTGTGTTACGCTACGAAACCACTGAATCCATGGTTTTGTGAATAACCCACGGTCAATGGACTCTCCCACATTCAGCGATGCGCCCTGATTGATCGGGTTGCGAATAGGGGCATCTTTTATCACGGCTCAATACCCCCTTCTATGGACAGCCACGCATTCGAGATTTTAGGCTGCTCATCCGATGTCATCTTGACCCGATACACGCGATCCCGCGATCTGCCCAATTGCCATGACTGGAATGTTTTTACACCCTCACCAGCCGCCGTACCAACTACCTGCATGTTTACCGGGCCCCCGAAGGTGCGCCCGCCATCGTCGGAAATCGCCAGTGTAGGCGTCGTATTTGTCCCAAATTCCCCGTCGAGCATCAAGGACTGATGCTTTACCCATCGGTTTGAATTGGACACATGCGGGGTAGTCCGTGTGTAGATGATATCGACCCCGTTATCCTCGCTGTAAGCGTAGGACTGGACGTAGATGTTTCCATTGGCATAATCACCGACGTAGTTTCTCGGGAATGCAGTATTTCCCTGAAGCGATGCGAAGCAATCCGGCCTAGCCCGTTCCTCCGTGCCCGCATTGTTGTAGGTACGCTCATGCCATTCGTTCGTTGTTAGGTCGTATACGAGCGTTGCACCCAATCCTCCGTAGGCGTTCGGGAAGTTGGTCACATAGAAGATATGCCCGTTGTACTCTTCCGCGAATGACCTAGGATCTAGGATGTTGCCGTAATCAATCAGCAGGGATTCGATACCGGGAGTAGATATCTGGACCGGGTTATAGCCGTCCGCTCTCCAGAACTTGCCGAAACCTCGCTCGTCAGCCCCCATCCATAGAACCGTGTTCCGAATGCGGACAGCCGTGAATGCCGCAAGCGTCCCATAACCTCCCTGAATGCCTACGTTAAGCGTTCCATTGTCGGATCTGGCTAGCGTGAATCCAGCGGTACCAGCGTTGTACCAGACCTCTATATTGTTCTGACCCATGACCCATAGTTCGCCGTTTACCACAATGATTCTGGTTTTCAGGTCCACGGTCCCAGTAATGTTTACGAAGGTCCCACCCGGCCATGACGTGCCGTCTAGGGTTGCAGACTGGTTCAGGTCGTTCTCTACCGTGCTGCTTAGAGCGAAAAAGAACGTATCGAGGTATTCCAGCGAGAACCCCTCGAAAACCTCATCCATCGCAGGCCCTACGTTATTGGCGTTGTAAATCTTCGCCACGCTGGAATCCATTACAAGCAACTGATCCCCGTTAGCTACGATTTGGCATGGCCCGACACCCGTAGATGCACCCATAGCCCCGTAATTGGTGATGACCGCCCCGCTCGTTGGGTTGACCTCGTAGAAGTTGGCTCCGCTGACACAGAACAGACGGCCATTGCCCGCCCATAACTGGCGGATAGGCCCACTTCCTACGGTTCCGAGCAATTGGTATCCAGGCCGGTTAATCAAGGCAACAGGAGTCTTTGCGCCTTGCTCTACAGACTTCTCCGGGTACCAGTTATAAACCCGCTGCGCGTCTATGACGGCAGATAGGCCCTTATATGCCCCTCCGCACATCGGGAAAGCTGAGAACGGTACTGTTGGCATCAGGCACCGATATCTTTCCCTAGCGCTGGTATGGGAGCCATCGTAGGCCCGAGCAGTTCGGCGTTGAGTGACTGAATCACCCCTAATGCCGCTTGATAGCCCGCTGCTACGCTTTCCGGTACCGGCATGTCGTAAGTTGCGGAGAGCTTCACTGCCAATCCAAAGCGAATCAGTTCCGTATAGGCCGGTGGAATCTCTACCGGGGTAGTCGTGTCCGAGAAGTTGGTAATCAGCGTCGGATAGGTGATTGCAATAGAGCCAGACGAACTTAGTGGCTTTGGAGAAATATGTATAGCCCCTGTAGTGTTCCCGCGGTCATACCAGAGGTAACGAATCATATGGCTCAAACCTGAAGCGTCTACGATAGACGAGAACTCCAGCGAGTCCTGAAGCACCCGAACAGGCATGGTTAGCCCGCTACCCTGTGTGCATGCCGCCGATAGGATCTTAGAGGGACGCGCCACGTTGATTGTCTGCGCTGGACCGATGGTATAGCTAGCCGATCCTGAGGAAAGGTTAAACGAAGTGCGCGTGCTGCTAATCGCCATCTTCGGATCACCGTTCCAGTTGTCGATCATGTTGATGAGATAGACCAGCCCATCGGTATTCTGCTGGGCAAGCGCGGAACCGCCCGCACCTAGCACGCCTAGAAGCTGCAAGGCCGTCTGGATCGCGGATGCTCCGGTTATCGTGGCCGTAGCGCTACCCTCCTACCACTCCGGCACCTTCTGCCGTAGGCACCGTTCCCCACAAACTGGAATTTAGTCGGCGTATTTCGTCTTTCGCCTTTTTGTTGTTATCTATCAATTCAGGAGGAACTTGCCTGCTAAAAAAGGGAGCAATTTGTATGGCTAATTCCGTAACCAGATACGCCTCATACCCCGGCAACAGCGTTGTGCTGGTTCCCACGGTCGCAAACGTGGTTTGGCCTAGCCATGCGATGTATGTCAGCGTTCCGCCTGAAGGAATCGGAGACAGGTAAATCGTTCCTGTAGTGAATCCGCGATCATAGAAAAGCGATTGCGGGTAAACAGAGAGACTGTCTCGGTCTGGGATCTTGTTCCACTCTTCGGCATTCGCGATCCGTAGCGGCATCGTAGCCCCGCTGGTCTGCTGAACCTCTGCCGAAACAATCTTGACCACGCGCGTTCCGAGCGCATAGGACTGTGTACCGTTGACTAGGGCAACCGTTGCGACTGTGGCGACTGTAGCCATTTCCTGCTGGATATTGGCGTTGTCAATGATCCGGTTCAGTTGGGCTAGGCACGAATTGTTCTCAGAGGTATTGAATAGCTCACCGGGAGATAGCTCCCCCAGCGCGACCCCTGCGAAACCGATCAATTCAAATGCAGTAGTAGCCACTTAAGTCCTTTACGGTCTACGAGTTGCGCCGTTTAAAAAATTGTAGTAGGGTCCGCGATTTCCGTTCGAGTATCCCATCGGCGCATCGCTTCCCTGCCGTGGTGATTTGCAGTTTAATGCAGTCACATTTGCCCTGGCCTTTCTGGCTTGTTCTTTTAATTCCCCTAACATTCCTGAGGACTT